AACAAGCTCAATTGATTTGGACGTTGTAGTGTTGTTGCTGTCTGTGTGAACTCAAATGTGCTCCAGTTGATTTCTATGTTTTCTAGATCGCCCTGTGGATTCACTGACACTGTACGCTCACCTGCGGGAGTTGCTGTGTTTTGGAATGTTCTAAAACCCTGTGTGGTCATCAAGGATTGGAACTCGGGTTTGTCCAATTCACCCACAATCAGTGTGACTCCATAGTAGCCTTCTTCAGCTGCACGAGTGATTTCTTTTAGGCCAAGATTATATCGATCTTCCAGTTCTTGGGGAGTACGTCCTTGTTCAATGATACGGTCTGCTAGAACTCGTGCTTGTTGTGCTGTTATTATGGTCATTGTGTTGTCCTTTACTAAGGGTATTTATTCTAGGCAATCAGCTAAGTACGGGTATTATGACACCCCTACTAGTATGCTATCGTTTGGACTCATCAATGAGCTATGATGAGGAGCAGATTTGGAGTTATGTACAGCGGCACGGGGGTTGTATATCAGTTCGCGGGGATTGTCGAGACTTTTGGATTGATCCCCTGTATTCATCCTGGATGATCTTAGCTTGGCCTCTATTACGTAGACTGCCTGGGCAAGATTATGTGTAAAATTTCTTTTGCGCCGCTTTGCGGATCACTTCGTGATCCCTCTATAAATACCCTATGAGGTTACTTGAATTACCACCTAGGCTGACATGGCCCGATCTCACTGACATTGATACGTCGTGGCTGTTGTTTGGCACATCAGAGTCCGTGGGCATTGATCTGGGCTCAGGGTGGAAGAATCTATCAGTGCCTTGGACAGCTCCCAACTATCATCTACGCAATCTAGAACTGATTGTGGCTGATGGAGCAAAACCTCAGGGAGTGGTATGGCTCATGCCTGACCCCAATCGCGTCACTGTGTTTGATCAGGATGATGGCATAGCACATTGGGGTGTACCCGACCGCTCACTATGGCACACACAGGGGCAGACTCCACGTTGGGATCAACAGATTAGACTCAGACATTGGCAACAGATCAGTGATCAGCTCTGTGCTAACAATCATTGGTGGACTTGGAGTTCACACATCAGCTGATGTCGTGGCCTTTGATAGCAGATCCTGACCAGCCAGACTTTGCTGACAGATTACGTCTAGAACTCACTAAACTTAGGTAAATATTCATATGAAAACACTTGCTATCATCGGGGCTGCTGCTCTAACACTTTCTGGCTGTGCCACTGTTCAAAACTGGGTGCCCAGCTTTTGGGACGACAATCAAAGCCGAATCATTGTGGATGCTAGGCTATACATAGAGCAGATCGACTGCGCTCAGCCACAGACTCCACAGATCCTGCGTGTGGATCAAGAACTGCGTCGTTTCCAGGTCTATTCACAGGCCAAAGGCACATTACAAAAGGATGTGCTACGTGTCATAGATCCCATGAAAACTTCCACTGAAGAATGGGTCAAACGTGGCGAAGGTTCAACGACCTATTGCGAAATCAAAAAGAAATTACTCACACAGCAGGCTGATCGTGCCAGCAGTGTCATATTAGGGAGATGGTAATGTTAGAACAACTACAACAATTGGCCACGTGTGGACGTCCATGGGCTGAGCAGCGAGCACAGTTTGCTCTAGAGATCACAGCTAGTTTTGAACGAGGCGAAATTGCCGAATCAGAGTACAAAGAGCTGTTGATCGACTTGATTGCTTCTGACAAGTTCAATGCTGAAGCTGACGACATGGAGATCAAAAACATGCTGGTCGCTGCTGTGATGATTGGAGCTAAACTAGCATGAAAATCCGTGAAATCATCACTGAAAACATCTTTACCACTGACTATCACAAGGTCATGAACGCTGTGGCCAAACTCTATGACAGCCACTACAACATCAACATCTGGGAAAACGGTGAAGCCCACGATGAAGCTGCCAAAGTGTTATTGAAGGCACACCCCACAGAAGAACATCTGGAGTTCATGATCAAAACTGGCGAACTGCCCGAAGATCTCTACGATCTAGACTTTCCCATCAACGATGATCTAATGATGGGCACACAGGGTCAGCAGCAGGGCGATCAAGATCTTGCTGATGATCTTGACGGGGACATTGAGGAGGCACAGGCCTCAAAAAAGCTGTGTACTAGCAGTCGAGCAGACTCCAGCTTGGGTGCTAGTAATCTAGCTTCATGTAAGTCGCAGGGCTATCGTGCTCGTGACGGCAAGAAGAGCCATAAAGTTGGCAATCAACGTATCACAGTTGGGGACAAAAAGATCAAGGGCAAGGCCCATGGCGGACCCTTACCCGATTGGAGTTAACCCAGCCTGCGGGTTCTTTCCAGTATTGATTGACAGCTCACGCACATGGTAACACCAGGCACTAGCCGTTGACGCTCTTGGGGAATATCTTCTCCACATTCCACACATTGTTCGAGACTGGGCTGACTACGTTGGCTGGCCAGTTTACGCTGTACTTCTGCCACAGCATTCATGTGTAGGTGAATACTGTGAAGCTGAGCCATTTCAGCTTCTTCCTCGTTGTTGTATTCAAAATTGTCTTGATTATTCATAGGTACTTGTTAGATCTTTTCGCCTCGGGTAAAGCCACGGAAACGTAGGAATCTTGGGAACCGCAGACTCCATACTGTGTCACTGTCCTGGCTCTGAGTTGTCGCATCTGCTCGTACTTCCACAACCTGCCCAATTAGAGTGTCCTTGGCTTCCCAAAATTCTGCTCGCTGTTTGTCTGTGAGACCAGACCCAACGTTGACCACAATCCGTTTACCATCATCCTCACCCTCACAGATTAGGGCACCTAGTTTACCTAGGTTACGGCCTGTGCCTTCTTCTACAGCAGTAACAGCCAATGACACTTCAAGAAAGGGCTTCATTTTCAGCCAGCTAACAGTACGCTTACATTCGTACTTGGCATCGGGCTCTTTGATCATAACACCTTCGTAGCCGGCCTTTACCATTTCCTTCATGTAGTCTTTGAATTCAATCTCGTCTGTAAACACATCCAAATTAAACTCACGTTGAGGAACAATGGTGATAAAGCCCGACTGGGTAAAGATCTTTTCAAAGGTCTTAAGCAGGGCTGACCTACGGCGTTGACCTAGGGTGCTGATGCCCTGTTTGAATTCTACCAAGGGTATGATGTCGAATAGGTTAAGCACGGCATCTGATGCTTCTACGTTGTCTTTGCGGTGTACCTGCTTCATTAAGTCTTGGAAGCTGCCACTCATGATCTCACCATCTAAGACGTATGAACGGCCAAACTCTTCCATAAAGCCAGCAAGATAGTCTGTGACATGCTTGAAGTTGGCCAGTTCTTTGCCGTTGCGTGTGTACTGTGTGACAGTTTTGTTTTCGTAGTCTATGACAGTAAGACAGCGAACACCATCTAACTTGCGTTCTATAATCTTCTTGCCAGTCATTTTGCCTTCGTGATTGGCAGAGTCGTGACTGAGTTGGCATTCAAACACAGGAACCTTATACTGATCTTTTTTAGCTTTCTTAGCCACAGTATTCACAGTCTTTTCAGAAACGCCACAGCGTAGGTCTTTGATAAGAATACGTCGATAAAAGCCGTTCCACTGTTCCTGGGTGGCCACACCCATGGCAAGAATGATAGCATCACGAGCAGCGTGACCAGTAAGTTCACGACGGTACAGGCTTTGGGCCAACTGTTTAAAGTTAGTCCATGCTAGCCCTTGTCCTTCTGCTTTGGTCTTTTCTGGAACCTGCTTGACACCAAAAGTATAGAGGTTATCCAAGGCCATGTGAACACCCTCAAAGAACTCATCTAGTCCTTCTTCCATTGCTTCTGCTAGAATAGCTTCTTTGGCCAATCGACTGTTGTCAGCTTCTAGTTTGGAAATGATAACTTCTGGTTGTGTACGCAAGATCTGCTCCTGTTAATTAAGTATGTATATATTATACAGTCGTTATTCTAATTTGTCAAACCTGGGTGAAATCAAAGTCTGTTTTGGTTAAGGTTACTTTGAAATGCCGCTCTTTAATCAGTTGTTCTACATACTGTTGTAATTCTTCCACAGAAATGTTTTCGTTTAGCCATTCTGTTTCCCAATCATCAATCTTCCAAATGTTATCTACATATTGGACTTTAATTGTTCTTTCTAGAGCCTTAGCATGAGCTCGCAGTCCAGAATAAAGATGTGTGAACTTAACGATGCCACCGCAATGAGAGCAGTATTGTTTGTTACGTTCTTTATAATCCTGCGTAATGCCAAATCCTACTCGGTTGAACGGACTTTTGATTATGTAAAAACTATACATATTCTTTATCGCCGACTTCAGCCATGTCCAAAAGGTCTTGATCAAAGAAGTCAACGAGATCGTCAAAGCGATCTAGCAAAGCAGGCGGCACACGTTCTTGGCCTCCAAACTTTTTGTACAGTTGTAGTAGAGCACAGGCATAGGCATCGTCGTGCCAATCACCTTTATAAGTGTACCGACTAACATGCCATTTGCTGTATGCTTCTTTGACTGACTCAGAGAACTGAGAAAGATTAACAAACAAACTTTGTACCAACGCAGCTAACTCTTCTTCTAACTTAGGAGTGATAGGCAGTTTAGCAGCCTTAAAGCCGCGACAAACATCTCTGTAGATAAAGAACAAGTTAGCATGGACTCCTTCGCAATGGAAGTACTTGTCGTGCCACGCACAAGCCACGGTCAATTCTTCTTTGTTCAGTGTTTTAAATGTAGCGATGTTTGAGAACGTGCCTGGATACTTTAACAATGAACTATCTTCTTCTACAGGAAAACAGTTGTGTTGTTCTACCACAGCTACCTTTTCTTCTAGTGCTACTTCTTCTTCATCTGTGCGGTCTTGGTCGATACGCACGATATAAACAGCGTTACGTAGTTGTTGGTATTGGCTTTGTCGCTTCTTGCCTTTGCCGTTGAGGATACCAAAAGCACGTCGAGCAAATGCTAGATTGTCTGTTTCGATATATTGGAATGGAAACTTAAACTCTTTCCAATCAGTGTGACCTGGCACAAGTCCAGCGTCAATCAGACCAGCGATAGTAGAACTAGTGTGCTGACCATCTATACTAATAAACTTACCATCGGATGTTTTGATACATTGAATAGTTTGTAGTAGAGCAGGATCAAACACAGTTGGATTAGCAATCTTATTAGCACACCACTTTTCGTCTAGCATCCGTTGGATGTCTTCAGAGATAACCTGTGATCCTAGCTTCTCCATAGAGACTTTAGGCATACGATCTAAGTCTACAGTAAGACCTTGAGTTTTCCAAGCCTTGACTGTTTTCTTCCATGCGGCGCTTTTATTAAGGCTGTCTACACGATCTTGTAGATCGACGATCTTACCCGAGCCACGTTTCAGTGGATTGATATCTACCATAGGATTCTTTTTACGAACAACTTCTTCGTATTTGAAAGCAAATGCCATTATAGCCTCTCTGTGTGTTAATAAACTATTACAATAATACAGTCAAAACAAATATTTGTCAACACTGCCAAACGTAGATCTTGTCCTGTTTCTTCTTGCCCTTTTTGAGATCATCGTGCTTCTGTCCCATTTGCTGTAACAAATCTTCTTGTTCGTGACAGGGCGGTAGTCCGTGCTTAACAGCATCGTCGTACATTTTGGGCGATATGTTAAAGGCCACATGCCCGCCCTTTTGTATATTGTCTACACACTTCTGCCAAAGTGGAATAAAGAAGTTCTTGTAAAAGTCTTCGTCCTTTTCCCACGGAGTCATGTGTTCATAAAGTTCTAAGTTAACATAAGGGGGACTAGTTAATACAAAGTTGTAGTTGAGTTGGCTAAAGTCGATGTCCAAACAGCTTTGCCATATCATCTTAAGCTCAAAGGGTTCTGCGTCAAACAGTCTGTTCTTGGCCTGTGTCTCAGCGTTCAAGAAAGCTATCATTTGATCATAGGCAGGAATCATTTCAATATTAGTGTCACAGCCTGTGTAGTCAATGCCCAATGCCCACGCACCTAGCATACGTCCGCCCCAACCTGCTGTAGGATCTAACACAGATTGAGCATTGTATTTTCTATAGAGATATTTGGCAGTTGTGGCCTTAAACATAACCACACTGCCTAGGTTGATACGAAAGCACTCAAACACATTGCCTGCGGCAGTACGGCCTCCGCGATTACGCACTTTGGTATCTTCAATTAGTTTAGACCAACTGGTAGGATCGTTGGCAATATCGTAGACAGTCTTGCCGTCTTGTCTGCGACATTTAAGTAAGTTTTTAAATTGATAATGATATAAGAATGGATTACCAGCAAAGTTGTTTTCGTTGGTATCAGCTGAAAACTTGCTGAGATTATTAAGATCTTTACGTAGTTCCGCAGTAGATATCAGTTTGTGTGTTTCGATATCTGTAATAGTAACTGAGCCTAGGTGTAGATTTACAGGTTTGAGCGGTTTACTAGCATCCATTGTTTAATTTCAAATTAATAAGAGTCATCTAGTAATTATACTAGACAACTCTCATAAAGTCAAGCCAAGAAGTCAGCCCAGCTTGGGTGCTGTATATGGTAACCACGTTGCTTACGTTTGTTGACTAAATCCCAAAAGTGTGGCTTGTAAGGCATCTGTTTTGGTTTAAACTTGCCTACATGTGCTGCTTTCTTGTAGTTACAAGGCTTACAGGCTGTAGTAGAGTTTTCCCAAGTAGTCTTACCGCCCTGACTTACAGGGTGTACGTGGTCGAGCGTGGCAGTTTGATCATTGACTTCTGTACCGCAATATTGGCAAGCGTATTGGTCGCGTAGGAACACATTACGTTTACTCAAACGCATTGTATGTTTAGGCCGTTGATATTCCTTCAACATAATAACCGCGGGAACCTGGGTCTCCCAGCGAGCGGATCTAACAATCCAATCTTCGTGCCAAGCCAAAACTTCTACCTTGTTAAGAACGAGGTAGCGAATGGCCTCTTGCCAATCTACCGTACTCAACGGTAGAAGGCTGACAGGACTCATGTCTGCGTTCAAAAGTAGTGTGCTCATGATGATTACTTCTATAAAATAGTATTTAACCAGACAATTTTACTGTCTAATAATAGTTGCGTCAACCAAAAAAATAGTGTACACTAGTAGAAATTCAACAACAAAAGGAATCAGAATGAGTTTAATCCCAATGGTCGTAGAGTCATCAAGCAAAGGCGAACGAGCCTACGACATTTACAGTAGACTGCTGAGAGAGCGGATTATCATGCTCAATGGCCCAGTGGAAGATAACATGGCCAATGTGATCGTAGCACAGCTATTGTTCTTAGAGAGTGAAAATCCAGACAAGGACATCAGTTTGTTTATCAACAGCCCAGGCGGTGTAATCACTGCGGGCATGGCAATCTACGACACCATGCAGTTTATTAGGCCCGATATTCAAACATACGTTATGGGACAGGCCTGCTCTATGGGTAGCTTCCTAGCACAAGCAGGTGCTCCTGGCAAACGATTTATGTTGCCCTATGCTCGTCACATGATTCATCAGCCCTCAGGTGGCAGTCGCGGCATGCAGAGTGATATTGAGATCCAGTACAAAGAAATCACTAAGATGAAAACAATCCTTACTGAACTATATGTCAAACATAACAGCAAAGGCAAGACCTATGCTGAGTTTGAGCGTGACATGGATCGTGATACATTTATGTCGGCACAAGAAGCTCTTAACTACGGACTAGTTGATCAAATCATTGACAAGCGTCCATGAAGAGACTATTCACATTTGGCTGTAGTTTCACACAATGGAATTGGCCCACATGGGCAGACATCCTAGGTAGAAACTATGACCACTATGAAAACTGGGGTATATCGGGCATAGGTAATCGTGCCATAGCCCAACGGGTCAGCGAGTGTGTGTTAAAGAATCAATTGACTGATCAAGACACTGTGATAATACAGTGGACTGACTTTCATAGATTTGATCAACATATCAAAGATCTATTTCCAGAATGTAGTTGGCGATTAGGCGGCAGCTTACATGTTAAATCAACTGAGATAGAATACATCCGCGACACTTGGCATGAAGGCAGTTATATCTACGAAAGCCTCAATGCTATCCATTATGTTCGAACTCTACTAGCTACTACACCTACTAAGTTTGTTATGATATCTAGAACAGACATGGGTGTTGATCTTGAACAGCACAAAGAGTTAGACTTTTGTGAAGCAGTACTACAGTACCCTGAGTGGACGGGTGAGCCTATTCAAACGTTTGTGGACAAGTTAGGCTATCCTGGAAAGTCTATGATGATCAAAGATGCTGCGATGTTTGGCATACCTATCAGCAGACCAGTAATGGATCTACACCCGCTGCCTTCGCATTACTTGAAATGGTTGACCCACACGTTTCCTGACCAACAGTTTGATTGCGAATTTGTTAAACATGCTGATCAAACAGTTGCCGCGGTTAACCATTACGACCAGTTTAATTCTCAGTACGAAACAGCCATGGGTTGGACTATCAAAGGAAACTTTGTCAAAGGCTATTAAAACAGATAGCTAGTTTTTCAACTAGATCGCTCATCATAGCATCTGTGTGATAGGGAGTTGGAGCAAATCGTAGTCGTTCTGTGCCTACAGGAACTGTAGGATAGTTGATGGCTTGTACGTAGATATTGTACTCGTTGAGCAGTGTGTCCGATATCTTTTTACAGCGAAAGGCATCACCTACAAGCACAGGCACAATGTGTGTTTCGTTTTCCATAACTGGAAGTCCGTTGTCACGCAACATCTGTTTTAGTTTGGCAGCACGTTCTTGATGTTGTACTCTAAGATCGTCATTTTGTTTTAGATATTTTACTGCGGCTAACGCACCAGAACAGGTCACAGGACTCATTGAAGTAGTAAAGATAAACCCGCTGGCAATAGATCGTACCGCATCGATAACCACTTTATCAGCAGCAATATAACCGCCTTGTACTCCGTAGGCTTTCCCAAGCGTACCATTGACTATGTCAACATCATTTTCTAATCCTAATCGTTCAATAATTCCGCCACCGTGTTCACCGTATAGACCAACTGCGTGTACTTCGTCTACATATATGATGGCAGCATACAGCCTGGATATCTTTATGATTTCTTCTAGCTTTGAGATATCACCGTCCATCGAGTAGACTGATTCTAATACCACGCAGGGAGTTGCTTTTCTAGCAACCACAGCTTCTAGTTTATCTTGTAGATCTTTTAGGTCGTTGTGTTTGAATATTTGTTTAGGAGCACGACTATGCCGCATACCTTCGATCAAACTAGCATGATTCTTTGAATCTGACACAAACTCAATAGATGGTATAATTTTTGCTAGAGCAATCAAAGTCCACTCGTTGGCCACATAGGCTGAGCTAAACAGTAATGCCCCGCCCTTTTTATGTAGAGTAGCAAGCTCGTGCTCTAAAGCCACGTGATAGTGACTGGTTCCTGCTATGTTACGTGTACCACCCGACCCAGCTCCAGTTTGATCTAGTGCTGTCCGCATAGCGTCTAAGACTACTTTATGCTGGCCCATGCCTAGATAATCGTTGGAACACCAGTTGACAATCTTTTTGATATTGTAGGGACCATACCAGATAGCATAGGGGTATTCTCCTGCTTCTCGAAGGATGTCATTAAACACCCTATATTTTCCCTCAGTTTTGAGTTGATCTATAAGTTTTTGAAATGGTTCTTTGTTAATCATAGTTATCCGATAAATACTGTGTACTAATCTATATTTAAGGTTTAAAAAAATGGATATTATCAAAGTTGACGTCCCTACGTTTCTTCGATTGCTGGAATTAGCACGTGAAGAAGTCAAGCAGGACACTGATTTACACGATGTTGCTGAAAAAGTTGCTGAACTCAGCAGAGATCATGTAGTTACAATGGCTGATTATAATAATATCATTGGATTTATGAAACAGCAGGGCAGTGCTGATGAGTTAGATAGAATTAGAACATTGGGCGGACTATAATGACAAAACAAGTAATCAACATAGGTACTTCGGTTAACAAAGGTAACGGTGATCCGCTACGTACAGCTTTTACAAAAATAAACGAGAACTTTACAGAACTGTATTCAGCATTAGGATTAGATGTTGCTCCGTTGAATCTAGGTGCGTTTGAATTTATTGGAAGCACACTAAGCACTACTGACAGCACACCTATAACAATTGACCAAGCAACTACTATAACTAGCGATCTAACAGTAGGCGGCAACTTATTACCCAGCGTGGCCAACGGCGGCGATCTAGGCAGTTTGGCCAGACCTTGGCGTAGTATGTATGTTAGTAACCAAACAATATATCTAGGTGGTACTCCTTTAAGTTTAGATCCCAACACTAATGAATTAAAAATTAATAATGTTCCTGTTAGTCAAACAATTAACTACGAAGACATTCCCAATGCTCCAACAGACATTTCAGACTTAACTGATACCGGAGGATTGTTGGGAGGAGGCGGAGCAGGAACAACTCAACCATACTTGGAACTAACTGACACACCATTCATCACACAGTCTGCGGTACTAGGCACGCCAGTTACTGTTACTGCGGCACCTCAAGGTATAGGAGCCCAAGTTGTTATTACTATCACAGAAGGATCAGTGTTAGACTCAATCACAATCTTTGAGCCTGGAACAGGATATGTAGTGGGACAGAACTATATTATCTGGAGTTATCAGATCGGTGGTCCAATGCCAGGAGACAGCCTAACACTTACTATAGGTACAGTAGACGGAAACGGCGGCATATTAACAGTTACTAATGTTCAGTTTTTAGGCGTTCCACAAAATGTCGCAGGGGTGTATACTACTGCTCTTAACTATCAAGCGTCAGTGTTTGATGAAATTGATACAGGACTAACGCTGGCCAGAGATGCAAATCAAGGTATCTACAACGTTGAAGCAGAAACAGAATACGACAACAGCACATACCTAAGCCCATTGGGCACAGAGTGGAACGCAGACGGGTGGGGCGATTTAACAGACTTAGCCACAAGGACATACACAACTTGGCGTCAAGCATTAAACAATGCTGTAGGTAATTACATTGTTGCCAGCGAACTGGTCATGCACGATACTATCAATGACAAATATTACAAATTTGATTTTACCGCTTGGGGCGGCAACAATAATGGCAGTTATGCTTATACTAGAACTGAAGTAACTGATCCCAACTACTTTAAGAAAGCCAACTATGCCACTGCCAACGATGTAGATGTTATTGAAGATGACTCCACACTACAGATTGGTATTACTCGTGACAACAACAACGGTATCTACAATCCATTCACAGAAGAAGATTGGAACAGCAATGTCAGTCCACAGGGAACACTATGGAACATAGATGGGTGGGCCGACCTAACAGATGTTGAAACAAGAACATACGATAATCTATACGCAGCATTTGGTGAAAATAATTTAGGAAACAAGATAGTAGGTACAGAATGTGTAATGTATGTGCCTAGCATAGAAAAATATTACGCTATTAAATTCCTAAGTTGGACACAGGGTAATCAGGGTGGCGGTTTCAGTTATACTCGCAGAGAAATAGACTTAACCAAACTTGACCAGGGTGTTAGATTTGCCGACGGCACAGTTCAAACAACTGCCTATACTGCGACAAATGTCGTATCCACTGCTGTGGGTGATCGTAGAATAGAAGAAGTCACAGGCTACAATCAAGTCACAGTTACTCAACGGGTAACTACTAATCTAACCACTGTGGCTTCAAGAGCAGGAACCGACACTAGTTATATCTGGATTGACAGTACCGCAACCACAATAGATAATATCATAAGCACTCCTGCGAATTATGGCAATGCTTATGGGTTTGAATTTTCGTTAGACAACACTACCTGGTACGCACCAACAGGCGGCATTGGTAACAGTGGTAGTGAAGTGGGATATGGTGTATCACCATCCTTAACTTACTTACAAGGTGCTACAGTCTACTTTAGATATAAAACAGGTGGTGAACCCGTGGTATGGTGGGACAAGGTAGACTTGCCAGGCGGTAGTGGCAACTTCCGCGGTGCTGTCATCGACTATCACGCATACACAGATGACGGCACTATCATTGGAACTATACACATTGTAGATGACGATGGTGAAGAACACATCAGTCACCAGGAAGTACAGAGTGGCAGCACAGACGGCGAGAATGATGATCTCTGGTTAGTGACCAGCGAAGGACAGATCCGCTATCGTAGAATAGACGGCGAAAGTGCTACACTAAAAATACATTGGACCGCCAAGGTGTTCTACGGTTCAGAATTTTACGATTAATCAAGGGCGAACAACAATGACAACTATTAGAAAAATTGTAACCAGTAAAGTAGACGGCAATAGTGCCGATTCCACTGACACTAATGAGATTCGCCCGTTTGGTGAAATCGCGGTATACTTGAACACTGAGCCAAATCCAGACAAACTTACCCTAATGATGTTTGATGGAATCAGAACACATCTCAAGAGCATGGTATTGGCTCCTGGTCGTTTGTATGGTTCGGATGCTGATTCAGGTGACGGCAACAATCGCGACACTATCAAGTTAATCCCGGATGCCAGTCTAAGCGATTATACTGGCAACGATCAATATCTCATAGTAGATCCCACAGGCGGGAACATTCACATAAGAGCAGGTGGCACAATAGATAACAGTGATGCTGATTTGTATCTTGGTGGCAAACAGACATTTGTGCGAGTCAGTGACGACTCAGACAATGTGGCGATTAGAACCGGATTTGATGTATCAATAGAAAATGTTGTTGTGGATGTAGTAGATGAATGGGCGCCACCAGGTGGTCCAGGCAGCGTTTGGCGCATGTTTTTTCTTGACACAGATTATCCTGCTTTAGGCACAACTGTTCAAGTAGGCGACACCGTGACCACATCCTGGGGAACTCCCATAACTGCTGCCATTACCAATATTGTACAAGACATTGGTGCAGGCACTTGGGCTCTGCACTTTGATCAAGATATTACTGCGGAATTTAATTTTGGTGACACAGTCACATTTAACCGAGGGCCGGATGTGTTATTGATTACAACACGTCTAAGCAAGACCTGGACATTTAGTCAAGATGGTAGTTTACAGATTCCAGGTGGTATTATCGGCAACAACGAAATCAACATCACAGTTGTCAATGAAGACAGCAGCACATACACTTGGAACTTTGGCCAGACTGGTGTACTAACTGCTCCAGGAGATATTACCACAGGCACAAACAATGGTAGATTTATTCAAGACTGTGCTGACAGCAATACCAGTATGCGTTGGATTAATGTTCCCCAAGGTGATGATACTACACAACTTATCCGTGCTTACACAGGTGATCCTAAACTGAACACAGAGGTTGAACGAGCACAGATCAAACTAAACTGGGATGAAACTGAAGACAAGAGTGGTTTGACTATTAGAACATTTAATCAAACTGACCCAAACAACGAAGTAGATCACGATTGGCTATTCAAGGGCGACGGTGTACTACAACTACCTGTGGGTGGAGACATTGTAGACAGCGAAGGCAACTCAGTGTTAGGTGGTGTAGATTCTAACATCTGGGTACAGACATTTGAAACAGCATCGCCTGCTACAGATGTGCCATCTGTAGCAGTCAGTGTGGAATACGACAGTGATGGCAACATCATTGCCCTGTTCAGTCACATCAATCCTGTAGACGACAGCACATATTATTCAGTGGGCAAGTATACCACAACTGGCACACGCATATGGACTACTGGATTCGCTGACGATTTTAACACAGACGGTTGGGGCTTGGCGGTAGACAATGAGGGTGGATTTATCTACATAGCAGGTTCTACCAATGCTGACGGTGGAGAAGACAACGCTACCCTGACTAAAATTGACGGAGCCACTGGACTGGTCGAATGGAGCAAGATATATGACTTTGGCTTTAGTAGTTTTAGTTCGGTAGTTGATGTGACCTCAGACGGCGATCCTGTTATGGTTGGCTTCGCCAGCAACGGTGATGACCGCTATGTGGC